GAAATGCCAATCGGAGAGAAGTTCGATTGCAGATCAGCAACAGGTACTGTACAGGATTATGGTCCAAGTCCGAATTTTTAAGAAGGCAAAATAAACATGGGTGTATGTGATCCATTCAGACAGAAAACTAGGACTTCATTAGCAGATATGCTTTATTCTAATATAAAGTATTCTGATGATAAGTACTTTGTTACAATAAGCCGAATAAGTGAATGGCCAAACGACACGTCGCCGCCAGCCAATATTGACTCGGTGTTGTCTGATACTGAATTTTTTAGAGGTATAATCGGGTGCAAGCAAATAAATCCAGACGATATTTCTTTGGTAATACGAAGAGTAGATTGGTCGCCTGGCACTGTATACAATACATACAGAGATTATATCGATTTATTCGATGACGACAGCCCATCAAACTTTTATGCTCTTGTAGACGAATCTAGAGTTTATAAGTGCATAGATAATAACTACGACTCGGTTTCTTCTGTTGCGCCAACACACACAGATTCTCAAATAAGAACATTATCTGACGGATATCGTTGGAAATTCATGTATCAGATACCAGAATCTAAGCGCAAGTTTCTAACAAAATCTTATTCTGATGCAATTGGCTATATGCCTGTTGAATATATTGAAAACATAAAAGATAATGATGAACGCATTCTGCAATGGAATGTTCAGCAACAAGCAATTGATGGTAGCATAGATTTTATAGAATTGAACGAGTCGGTTCGTTCACAGATAATTTCTGATAGAGTTGTCTTTTATAAGCCAGAAAACCAAATTTCTCAGTCTGCTACGGCGGGTACAAGTAGCATTATAATATCTAGTCCAAACATTGTGTATTCTAACGGATATTATAATGGTATGGTTCTTAAGATAGAATCTGGGCTTGGCCAAGGTCAGCAAAGAATAATCTCAAACTACTCTGCTGGCTCTAATAGTGCAACTGTTACTATAGAAACACCATTAAATGTTGGTGTTACATCTGGTACAGGATCAGATTGTAGCCTGTTTTCTATACAACCACAGATAAAAATAATTGGTGATGGTTACGCATACAACAATTCACTTAATAGCCAATTTAATAGAGCAGATTTTACTGTTACATTTAAAGATACATATCTATCGGGATTCACTGGATCAAAATATCTAGACACAATCGAAGTAGTAGACGGTGGTAAAGAATATACATTTGGTGAAATTGAAATTGTTAGAGGTCTAACTTCTATACCAGGATCTAATGCCGATATTACATCATTGACAAATGTTATTATATCACCACCAGGCGGCCACGGCTCAAATCCTGTAAAAGAACTTGGTTGCAATGCTTTAATGATAATAGAGAACTTCGATCAAGATGAAGATAATTTATTAACTATAAGCAACGATTATCGTCAATTTGCATTGTTAAAGAATCCGTTACTACACAGAAAAATTGTAAATCTGAACCTAGTAGAATCTGGCAATACAAACGACTATTCTGTGGGTGACATCGTAAGCCTAGGAACGGCGTCTGGTGAAGTAATAGAATGGTTTGCGGGTATTACTGGTATAACATGCACATCTAATTTGTATCTAAAATCTGATTATTCTAACAACTTTAGAATTGGTTTGACTCTAGCTAATGGTAAAACAATAAATCAAGTACAATATAAAACAATCGCGGGCACAGAGGGGCATAATACACTAGATGTAAAGATCACCCCTTACGATGCAACTTTCGATCCAGAAGGCTACGACTTTGTTCGTGGTCAATTCGTTCAGAGCATTGGTTATGGTAGTACTGCGGGTGATAGCATCTATCCAACATATTCTTATGGCAAAGTGTATAAGTGGCAACCAGATTCTGCTACTAACTTGATAGGATCGTTGTATCTAGAAGATTACCATGGCCAGTTTAATATCGGCGAATATATCAATAAATGGTATGTTGGCAATACTGGATATAGCAATAAAATTGGTCGCGTATCAGAAATAAACTATAGAGATTTCAATAATAATAACATATATACCCAATCTTATAATCTAGAACTGTTTTATAACGGTGCAAATGTCTTTACAGATTCTTCTTTAACGGCAGATAGCCTTATAACAAGTCTTTCTGGATCTACAGAAATTGCTAAGGGTTATCTAATAGATTGGGTTTCAGCTACAGGGTCAACAAGTGGAAATGCAATAATAAATGGTGTTTGGGGCGCATTTGCAACTGGGCATACTATTAAATATGGCAATTCATATTCTGCTACTATAAATAACATTATAAGATACCCAGACATAAAGTATCGTTCAGGTGAATTGCTACATATACAAAATATACGGCCAGTATCAAGATCGAACGAGCAAAGAGAAGAAATTAAACTTGTAATTAATTTCTAAAAGGAAATAAATGGTTTACGATCCAACTCTATTTAATACAGATCCATATTATGATGACTTCAATTCCGATAAGGGATTTTTACGGTTCTTGTTTCGTCCAGGATCTGCCGTTCAAGCCAGAGAGCTAACCCAAATTCAGACGCTTCTGCAAAGTCAGGTGCAAAGATTTGGCAATCATATATTTGCTGATGGTAGCATTGTTGCTGGCGGTGAAGTTACCGAAAATATACTAAAGGCTGTTAGATTCGCAAATCTTTCTGGCGCTTCGTATTCAGAGATTATCGGATCTAATCTTTCTCTTGGTGTAACTTCTATTGGTAATGTTATATATGCAGAAGGTGGCATATCTGGCAGCTCTGTAGATACTTTAAATGTTGCATATGTTCATTATACTTCTGGTTTAACATTTACAAAAAATGCAGTTATATCTGGTACGGCTTCTGGTAATCCATTTACATTCCAAGTAACAGATCTCACTGCTGTTCCTGGCTCTTATGTTAGTGACGCTAAACTAATAACTGTATCTAATGGTATAAGATACGTTGATGGTTTCTTTGTCGGCTATACAGCCCAAAATATTGGTTTGTACAATCTTAATGGATCTGCTGGCTCTGAATACCGAAACTTTGTCGACCCAACAGTTAGAGTAGGATTTACAGTAAATAGATCGTTTGTCAATTCTGATTTAGACGAAACTTTACTAGATCCAGCATACGGTTCATATAACTACGGTGCACCAGGATCTGATAGATATAAAATATCACTAGATATTAAGCAGTATGATTTTACACCATCTGATACATCTGCAACAGATAACTTGTCTAGAGTTGACTTTGTAGAATTCATGAGAGTGGTCGACGGCACCACTATCAAACTTGAAAAGTATCCAGATTATAGTGCTTTAGAAGATACTCTGGCGCGTAGAACTTACGACGAAAGTGGTAATTACACTGTAAAACCATTTGATCTAGAAATACAAGATATAACTTCTGATACAAGTACCCTTAATCTGAAACTAGAATCGGGTAAGGCGTATATCTTCGGATACGAGTTTGAAACTCAAGGATCTACTAATCTTGTTGTTTCAAAGGCAAGAACTAATCGGATTATTACTAACGAATATTTTGACAGATCTGTTGGCCCATATCTTACAATGCAGTTCAATTCAACTGCCGGTAACTTTGGGCTGACGTTTGATACTAATGACGGTCAAAATTTCTTGATGTCGTCTGGTACCGGCAACGATGCTTTTTCTCATATTGGCACGGCAAAGATTCGGCAAATTTCGTTGAAGAATATTTTGGATTCTAGTTATTATTTGTATCTATACGACATAAATCTTACTGGATCTTATTCTATATCTTCATTTAAGAGATTGTACGCATACGGTCGTACTGCTAACAACGACTATCTGTTTACTGTACCAAATGGTGCGACAGCATCATTGGAAAATGGTAACTTTAATAATTTGATATATGATCTGAATAATGTTGCTATTGAGGCTTTCCATGACGCCGGTACTCCAGAACTATATTACAATGTTAACAAACAGGTAACATTCGATGCATCTGGTCATGCAGTTATAACTCTGTCGCCATATGATGCATTTGGTAGCATAGATATTTCTCCTGGAAACTTCCCTCAATCGTCTTTGATGGTTTATAGCGCAAATGGTGTATCGTTAACTGGCACCGTGTCTGTTACTGGCGCACCACAATATTTGAACTTGACTCTGAACATAAGCGGTCCAACCCACTGCTACGTTTCTTATGAAACAAAGGCCACAGACAAAGCTCTTCACCGCACAAAAGATATCGTTACAGAAGTAATAACCATTACTGGCCCAGCAGCAGCCATATTAACAGACGAAAATAATAATAGTTACATTCTACTAAAGAAATTGATCGACGTTGTTCAAATTCATGATATAACTGGCCATATAGGTGCTGGTATAACTACTAATATGTTCTCTAGTTTCGATTTAGATACCGGTCAAACAGATAACTATTATGATTGGGCTAAAATAATATTGAAACCAAATATTAACTACTCTTCTTATACTGGCCCATATGATGTATGTTTGACCAGATACGATCAAAGTGGATTTGGTGCAATCAATGTAAATAGCTATCTTAATGGTAACAATGAACCATATGACGGCAGAACAAAATACGAGTGGATACCAACATATACCAGCAAGAGTAACGGATACACATACAACTTGGGTGATGTGTATGACTTTAGACCGTACAGAGATTTGACTGGTGTACTTACTGGGTGTGATGTACCGTCCGACAACATTAACTCAAATGTTTCTTATAGTCACTATTTGCCAAGAACAGATAAGATAGTTCTTACAAGAGATAAGAAGTTTAAAATTATATCTGGCGCTCCTAGCATAGATCCAAAGGCTCCTGCTGACGCAACAGATTCTATGACTCTGTATAGCGTAACATATAATCCATATACCTATGATAGCAAAGATCTTAGCATAAGATATGTTGAAAATCGTAGATATACGATGAGAGATATCGGTAAGATTGAAAAGCGTGTTGATAATCTAGAGTTCTATACTTCTTTGAGTGTTGTCGAGCAAGAAGCCAAGAGCACAGAAATTTACGACACAGACGGATTCTCTAGACCAAAACTTGGCATCTTGGTAGATACGTTCAAAGGTCACTCTAAGGGTGACGTACAAGACGAATATTATAAGTGTGCAATTGACTTTGAAAACTCAGAACTTCGCCCGAGCTTCAGAACTATTGTTCAGCCATATAGTGGCTTAACATCTGTTAGCGCTGGTATAACACTAACATCAGACAATATAGTTATTGCCAACTATACTAGCACACCTGCTATATTCCAAACTGTTGTAACAAATGCGATTAAGATAAACGACACCGGAATATATAGCTATCTCGGATCTATCAAGAATTCACCTTCTAGTGATTTGTGGTATGATGAAAATAGAGATGTATTGACCAGGATTAACGTACAGGGTGAAAACGATGCATGGGAATCGTCTGCAACTGGTCACGGCTTCGGCAGCCAGTGGAACGATTGGGAACTAAACTGGGCAGGAAAAGAAATTGTTGAAGACCAAATTTCTCGTCAAAATCAATACATTGTTAGTAGATCTACTAACCTATATTCTAATCCTGCCAGTTCTAACCTTTCTAATAGATCTACACCAGAAAATATTACAAAGAACACACTTAATAGATATGTTAATGAGAGCATTTCTCCGTTTATACTAAGTCAAAATATAACAATTAACGCTGAGGGATTAAAGCCAAATACTCAACATTATATGTTCTTTGATGGTGTCAGAGTAGACCAATACGTTACTGGATCTCTGATTTCAGATTCTAGCGGTAAAATAACCGGTGCAGTATTCGCAGTGCCATCTGGTACGTTTAGAGTTGGTCAAAGACTAATTCGTATTACAGATAGTGCCAGCAATTCGTTGGCTAATTCGTATAGCGCAGCAGATAGCGTATTTAATGTAAAGGGTTATATACAATCAAGAGAAAATGGTATAATCTCTGTTCGCCCTGCGATTATAAAGAGGTCATCTACACAAACAGAAGAAATTGTCAATAACATTCTAACTAGAAATACTCCAAATAGCGTTGGTCAGTATGACAGTCTTGCTCAAACATTTATTGTAAACAACAGCGAATACCCAGATGGCATGTTCATTAACAAAGTCGGTCTGCTATTCAATACTAAGGAAACTACATCAAATGAGCCAGTATGTCTACAGATACGACCAATGTCTAATGGATATCCTCATCCATCTAAGGTATTGCCATTTGCTGAGAAATATTTGTATCCATCAGATATTTCTGCAAGCACTACTGGTTCTCAAATAACCAACTTTACATTTAGCACACCAGTATATGTTGCCCCCGGCGAATATGCGATAGTGCTAAAAACTAACAGCGAAAATTATGCCGTTAATACTGCAAAGATTGGCAATTATTCTACTGTAGATACAACTCAAAGAGCAAGCAATAATGCATTGATGGGATCTTTGTTTAGACCACAGAACGGTGGTTTGTATACATCAGATTACACAGAAGATATTTGCTTTATTGTAAATCGTTGCGCATTTGATACGATTAATGCGCAAAGTTTTCAAATAACACTCGATGATACATATGACTCTACCGTCGATTATGATAGCAATGTCGATTTGATTCGAATAATTAGCGAAGAACTAATACCAACAAACACAATTTCATTATATAATAATAATGGTTTGGCTGGTCTAGCAGGAAATGAATACCCCATCAACAAAAACCTACCGGCAGAATCTGTTTATACCATAAGCGCAAATACTAGCCCGGCAGTCAATGGTAAAGTGAGTATTTCATTTACCTCTTCTGGTGTTGTTTCACCTGTAATAGATCTTGAAAGATTTGCCGTGTACTACATAAGTAACAATATCAATAATAACAGAAATAATTCTGACACTTTAGAATTGAACCCAACACCATACGGAGCTACTGACCCTGCGCTAAGTAGATATATTACAAAGAGCGTAGAATTAGACGACTCTGTAGAAGCACTTGGATTGTATGTATATCTCAATGCATACAAGCCATATGCCGGCTCTTTGAAAGTTTACATGAGAAGCTTGCCATATGGTGTTCAGAGTGGTATAGAAGATATAGAATGGGTAGAGTTAACTTATGTTTCTGGTAGAAACTCTGTTAATTCTAATGATTATGTTGATTTGCAATATAAGTTAGATCCAGAAATAAGCAGATATGGTATATTCCAAGTTAAGATTGTGTTTGCTTCTAGTGATACTACAAATTGTCCAAGAGTGAGAAACATGAGAGCAATTGTTGTATGAAACCAGTAGAAGGGCATCCAGACTATGTTAGAGAGCCAAAAGCTGGTGCTATATTATTAACTAGCACGAATGAAGTTGATAAATATAAATTGATAAAGAAAAATAAACAAGAGCTAATTTCTAGAATTGAATCTCTGGAAAATGAAGTAAGAAGAATAAATGAGGTATTAAATAAAATATCTCGTTCTTAAATGGAAGAAATAAATGTCATTAACTGGCGATTTAATCAATATCGACTCACTAGCTAGATCTGATACATTCAATAATTGGCTCATTAAAACCAATGAAATTGTACAGTATCTTAACCCATTGCAGGTATATGAGGTCGAAACTGGCCTAAGTGGTGGTTTGTTAAAGCAGACTGGAATAAGTGCTGGTAATTATAATGGTGTAGTTACTCTTAGCGTTAATCCTGGTCCAGGAATTGGTACCACTAACTTATATGGTGGCGTAACAAAGACTATCATAGATTATACCCAATTTGACGTTTATGGTTTGACCTTGAGTGGCAGTCTTGCAGTTTCAAGTTTAGATGAATATATTGTAAACGATGTTAGCGATACTGCTTTAGGACCAAACGGCACTGTTAAAAAGGTAAAAGCGTCTAAGATTCTACCATATTCGATCGATGATGACCACGAATTTGGTGGTAATATAATCGTATTGGGTAATCTTAGCGTTTTAGGTCAAAATACATTCATTGGTGCTAATAATCTAAGAATTGAAGATAAGCAAATCGAACTTGCATATCAGCGTGGTGTTGCGTTAAATCTTACAGGTGTAACAGCCGGTTCATATACTGCTGGTAACTTTGGTGCAACTGCATATTACTTTGTTGATAATATAAGCTTGACAGCATATCTATCTGCTCAACTTAACAGTTATACTGGCGCAGTCGCTGGTCCAACCGGTATATTCTATATTGGTTCTCCGTTCAGTGATCCATATGATGCAGATGACCTGGTTGGTAGAACTGGATATATCTCGCTTCAGTCTACAGGTTCTACTAGAAATTCAATTGTTAGTGTAGGTACACCATACAATGACTTCTTGAGCAATAACGAACTTAGCGAAGGTGGTATTGTTCTAAAGGGATCTGAAAGTGACAAGCAATTTATATGGATTAATAATGATCCAGACACAGGGCTTAACTACAATTCATGGATCTCGAATGTTGGTATCGGTCTAAGTGGTGCATGGGATCCATTTATCGGTAGAATACACAGATCGTATGGCTATGATGGTGTAACTGGATATACTGGTGATAACTTTATATTCGCAGCAAGAACGAATGAATATCTACAGATCCAGCTAACAGAACTTCCTATCGGCGCGACTAACAACGGGCAGTTCTCTGGTGGCTGGGTAATTTCTAAGGTGCCAGATAACCTTTCAGATCAAAATACCCTCAAAGTTTGGTATAGCGATACTAATATAGTTGACGGAAAGAATTTGGCGTTTAGCGTATACGGTAGCATTTCTGCTGCCGGTGGCACCGGAGAAAATTGGCGAGCATATTCTGGAATAACTACAACAAGCTTTGCAAAGGGTCTAAACGTAGACCAGCTTGATGGTGCCCATGGATATACTTACTCTAGCCCATATTCAATACCAATTTCTGATCAATACGGTATGGTTTCTGGTGACTTGTTAGAAACAAATACATTGCGCCGTAGAGTTTCGCAGTCGGCACATGGATTGACATTCGGTGACATTGTAAGAATTAACACAAGTGGTAACTATGTAAAGGCACTAGCAGATTCTGTAGAAAATGCCGAATCACTTGGCGTAGTTTCTTCTGTAAGTGGCGATTCGTTTGTGATAACCATGAAAGGTCTTATAAAGGGTTTAAGTGGTTCTGTCAATACGGTAGAAGGTGTGCCGTTCAGCGCAGGTGAAGTATATTTCTTGAGTGGCGCAGTTGCCGGTAAACTAATTTCTGATCCAGATCTAAATGTATTGACTAGAATTCCTTCTGGTGGTGTAAGAAAGCCAATGCTTATTGCGTCTAGCCAAACAGAAGGATATATAATCAATTACATTGGTACTGTAATAGAAGATCCTACCGACGAATTATATCTGAGTGGTTTAGTGCCAATCGGTACCATATATCCGTATGCTGGCGGTTTAGAATATCTTTCTACAGAGTGGGTTGTGTGTGATGGATCTAAGTACAACACCTCTTCTTATCCGGATCTAGATCGCGTATTGCAAGACAAGTATTTTGTTAGAGTTACATTCAGTGGCACCACAACTTGTGTTTGTACTGATGGTTCTAGAAATCTAGAAGTTGGCGATAATATTACACTAACAAATACCGCCGGTGTTGTAGAATCTAGAACAATATCTTCTATAACTTCTACAACAATAACTGTAAGTGGTACTGCACCTGTTAGTGGCGTATACGAGTTAAGAATTGTAAGCAACTCCTCTAGTGTAAGCCAGTTCTTTGTGCCAGATCTAAGATCTAGATATATCAGAGGCAAATCAACTGATCTTGATATCGGTTCTGTGTCTGGCATTACTTCTGTTACTTTGAGTAATGCCAATATACCATCACACTCTCATGGTTTGAATGTTACCACCGCAGCCTTTGGCGTCGGTCAAGCTGTTGTCAGCGGCAGTGGATCTAGCACAAATACAAGTGCAACCGGCAATAATGAGCCATTCTCAATTGAACCAAGAAACGTAGTAACTTACTATATAATTCGAGCACGGTCTTCTACTAAGGCAACTATACTTACTGGGCACAATCACGATCTAAGATATATTAGATATGATGCAACTCACGGTTCAATTGATGGCCTTACAGATGGTGGTAGAGCTACGTTTAGAGAAAATGCGTATCTTGCCGGTATTGGTCTTGGATCTAGTTTGCCAACATTCGGTGCAACGCACGACCACGACTTGAGATATGTAAGATTTGATGGCACTCAAACTTTGAGCAGTGCGCAAGCCTATACTGCAAGATCTAATATAATTTCTTCTTCATATGCTGAAGGTAACGGATATACCGTAAGCAGTCTTACACACAACCACGATTCGATTTATGTAAGATATGATGGTACTCCGCAGTACATATCACCAGCAAATCTTGATGCATTCCGTGATAAGATCGAAGTTTATAGCAAAACTGAAACAGACGACAATTATGTTGACGTTGCCGGTGATATGATGACTGGTGATTTGATACTAGATTCTGCCAACCTGTTGATGCAGGGCGGCGGAGATACATGGACCAAAAAGTCGAGTGGCAATACTCACCTGTTTAGCAGCCCAGATCAAGGTAGATATGAAATATACGCAAGTAGTTTCAAGCTGCTTGACGATAACGGGCAACTATTCATTAATGCTATAACTGGTTCTGGTAACGTAGAAAATCAGTATCAAATATTGCATAAGGGTATACCAATTTGGGACACCTTTGTTACCAAGGCGTCTGCTCTTGGCTCTGGTAATTCTAGAATGGAGACATATTTCTTCGGAGATATGACTGTATGGCCAGACGGTTACACGGGTGGCGGTGACACGTCGCCGATATTAAGAGGTGGCGCAAGTGGCAAACCAGTATTTGGTATTGATCCTATAGCTAGCCGTGCATTTATAATGGGATCATTGCTGAAAGCAGATGGCTCTAGATCTAATACGCCTTCTTTAGACTTCTATGATGCCGCAAATGCCGATCCATTCAATACACCAGCCGGAACAGCAAAGATTACCGGTCTTACATTCCCAACAGCCGATCACCATGCAGCAAATAAACAATATGTAGATCAATCTTGTCAACCAGCAGGCAACATACAAACAACTTCAACTTCTTATACAATATCTGGTCTTACAAACGGAACATATTTCTTGTCTGCGTTTATTAATCAATCTATAAGTTCTAACGTAAACCTTACTGCAACTGTAAACTCAGTTAATTATTCTTTGGGTACTATTAATGCTGGCAATCCAGTTACATTCAACTGTGTTGTTGCTGGTGTTACTTCGACGATAAATATAAGCATGGATAGTGGTTCTAGTGATCCGGTAATGCGTCACTTAACGTATTATAGAATAGGACTATAATAGTGTCAAAGTATTTAAATCTGTATATTAATCAAGGCGAGACCTACAACAAGTCTTTAACGGCATACAATGAATACAACTTGGCATTAGATTTGTCTGGTAGTACTGGATATTGCTATCTAAGAACCAGCTATTATTCAGATTCGTATAAAGAAATGCAAGTTTCTATAACTGGCAGTACTGGGCATTTTGCATTATCTATGAGCGCTACGGCTTCTGCCGATTTAAAACCAGCCAGATATGTGTATGACATCGAATTTCATTACATGAACGGTACAGTAGTTAGATCCTACCAAGGTATAGCACTAGTCGATCCAGAAGTTACTAAGTAAGGGAAATATGGTTATGATTAAATTTGATAAGTTCTTATCTGATTCCGCTTTCGATTTTTCAGAAAACCGTAAAAGTGTTATATCAGAAGACATCTACAAAAAAATAGTTAAAGAAAATAGATCGTTTGCTATTATACTATCTAAAACCAGAAGCGATCTGATTTCTATGATGGAAAATATTAACAATAGAAAATTCTACTCTGTTATACTTAAAGGTAAATCTGGCATACATAATGGTATAATTTTGGTTCAAAAGAATCAAGAAAGAGAATCCGATTTCAAAAATAATATCAATGAAATCTATGAAAAAACAAATAAGAATGTTGGTATAATTTATAGAAGCACCAACAGTTTAAAGGTTATAAAAGAATATCTTCTAGAGGTATATGGCATAGAAAAGCAAAACCTAGAATTCTTTGATGTTAATGCGTCTAGAATTTTAGGCTGCGATACTAAAATAATTGGTATTGAAATTCCTCTTGACGAGTCTCTTATTAAGAAATACAGAAGTTTAGGTTATTTAATACCATCTGCCATCATATCAGAAAATAATATATCATGGAAGAACATAATTTCCCAATAAAATATACAATACTAAAGTCTGTTGGATCTATTAAAGAATTTAGTATTGTTGAAATAGTTAAATCAATTTCAAATGAAATTGTAGAAGACTATAAATTGGATTCTGGGAATTTTATTGTACTTATAAAGAATCTAAACGAAGATACAATTACAAGGGTTTCTGGATCTATTAAATCAATAAATGAATTATTTGATATAGACGTTTTATCTTTATATGATAATGATGAAATGATATGCACAGAATCATTTTTAAATTACGATAAAGGATCAGTTTATAAATTCAAGAATGTAAATGATAAAATATTAATATCTGATGATTATGGAAATTACGATACAATTTCTAATAGATATAAATCTAATCTAATATCAATTTCAAGTTTAAAAATAGTAAATACTCCTGTAGTTATATCAGAAAATACAACTCATCAACCTGGTATACAAGGCCCAAGAGGTATTGATGGGCCGAAGGGTGATAGAGGCGACGTTGGTCCTGTTGGCTCAAAGGGCGATAAAGGCGAAACTGGACCAGCAGGTGATAAGGGTGATACTGGTCCTATGGGCCCCATAGGACCTACAGGTGATAGGGGAGATAAAGGTGATATTGGCCCCACAGGTGAAATCGGACCTACCGGTAATATTGGGCCAACAGGTCCTACAGGACCCACCGGTGATAAAGGCGATATTGGGCCAACAGGTCCTACAGGACCTACCGGTGATAAAGGCGATATTGGGCCAACAGGTGAAATCGGACCTACCGGCGATAAAGGCGATAAAGGCATTGCCGGGCCAAAGGGTGATAAAGGCGATATTGGACCAACAGGCCCTACAGGACCTACCGGCGATAAAGGCGATAAAGGCATTGCCGGGCCAAAGGGTGATAAAGGCGATAAAGGCATCGCCGGACCAAAGGGCGATAAAGGCGATATTGGACCAAGGGGCGATAAAGGCTTAGATGGTAAAGATGGTTTAAGAGGCGAAGTTGGGCCAAAGGGCGAAACTGGACCTGCTGGTATAAGTTCTATAATATCTGTAAAACCAAATACATTCTTAAAATTAAACAACAATGTTTTAGATATAGATTATGAGATGCTTTCTAGATATCTACCAAAGCAGAATGTAATATCTTCTGGTGGCGGTCTTGGCGAGGCATTTCATACGATATCTGTATCTGGATACCAAAATCTTGTTGCAAAGTATAGATTATCAGAAACAGATAGAAGCTCTGGCGAAATATTAAATTTTGTCGGTCTAAACGGTGTTTCTATAACTGGTGATGCAAATACAAACACATTATATTTTTCAAGTTCAAATTCAGATTCGTCTGTGTTTGTTGGTGCATCAGCCCCACCGGCATCCAATGGTAAATTATGGTATAACACAACAGAAGCAAGTTTGTATATTGGCATAGAAGACGAATCTGGTGAAAATAATTTTGTGGATATATTATCGGAGGGATTTTCCGGTGATATTGGTGTTCAGAATAGTTTGATTTTGCAACAAGACAATGGTACATCAAATAGCAATTATGTAGCCATCGATTCACTTAAATTTTCAGTTGAATCTGGTCATAAGTATAATTTCAAAGCCGATGTAATTTATATAGTTGACGATTTTAAAACTAAAACCAGATGGAGTATTTCTGGTCCAACAGCTTCTGTAGTATACAGAAGCACATATTCATTAAGCAACACAACAGCAATAAATTATACAAATCTAATTTCGTATAATTTACCAGATTCATTTACTGGTGGAGGAAGTATTGGATCAACTGGTATAAATATGATGACCATAGAAGGATACATTGTCCCACAAAATTCTGGTGATGTTTATGTTGTCATGTCATGTACCGGCACGTCACCTTGCGGTGTTACTGCTTTGGCCGGATCTAAAATAGAATGGTGCAAATTAATATAAGGAATCACAATGTCAGTTCAATTCCCATCTAATCCTTCAATAAGTCAAACGTACACATATAACGGGAAAACCTGGGAATGGAACGGATCATATTGGAAATCAATGAGTTCTGGTTCAGGCTCGCCAGGCCCAACAGGGCCAATGGGTCTAACAGGTGCAACAGGACCAATGGGTCTTACTGGAGCCACCGGTCCAACAGGTCCAACAGGTCCAACAGGTCCAACAGGTGATGCAGGGTCACCAGGAATCGCCGGACCAACAGGACCAATGGGTCTTACTGGTGCCACTGGCCCAACAGGTCCAACAGGTCCAACAGGTGCCACAGGTCCAACAGGTCCAACAGGTCCAACAGGTCCAACAGGTCCAACAGGTCCAACAGGTCCAACAGGTCCAACAGGTGCCACAGGTGCCACAGGTCCAACAGGTGCCACAGGTCCAACAGGTCCAACAGGTCCAACAGGTCCAACAGGTCCAACAGGTCCAACAGGTCCAACAGGTGCTACTGGTGATACTGGATCGGCGGGAATCGCCGGTCCAACAGGACCAATGGGTCTTACTGGTGCCACCGGTCCAACAGGTCCAACCGGCGATGCAGGATCACCCGGAATCGCCGGTCCAACAGGGCCAATGGGTCTTACTGGTGCCACCGGTCCAACAGGTCCAACAGGTGCTACTGGACCAACTGTTATTACAAGCACAGTTACATCATCTATTGGTATAACAGGTAGCATTTATTATTATGATGGCCAGTATGTAAACGCATCTTCTAACTTTAAGTTCTTCGATTGGATTGGCGTAACCGCTCCTTCAATGCAAGTCGGCGCAACTGGTATACCTATAAATTTTGCCGCATCTGTAACTGGTTGTACAGCAACGTCTGCGATACAAATATATGATTCTAAGGATCCGGGTGTGGAAGGATTGGGATATAACTCAACATCTACAAGAATCATTCCAGAAATGGCAAGTCTCGGAATTTACAACCTTCACCCAAATAACAAATCTGCATTACTTTTTAATAGCAATGAAATACTAACAACAAGTTCAGAATTAGTTTTTAAATGTGCTAATAACCAAGTACAAGGCGGCGCGATTAGATTTCATACTTGGGTAAACTCATATTCTAACCCATCGCTTATGATAACTAGATGGGGTGTTGGTATTGGTACAGCTTATGTCTCAAACGGAACAAGTAATAGCACAAACTATGCGTTGCTTATACGCGGCCCAATGTTTCCTATTATTGTTATGTCGGCATCACAAAACGGTGGTCCTGCTTTTGTTGGTACTACATATAAGTATGAATGGTCTGAAACACTATGGCGAGGAAACGTAGCATCCGGATTTATACCAGCAGAAGCGAGTGGAACAACAAAACTGGGTAGTTATGTAGTTTGTGTTAGAAACATAAACGATGCTCCTACATCTGGTAACGGTGTTGTGTCAAATGCAGGTGTTGTAACATATGATAACGTACAATTTATAATAACAGGATTGACTTCGACAGCTAAACCAAATACCGGAATCGGTGGAATTACTGCACCAACAGCAAGATTACATTTACCAGTCGGATCTCAAACTGCGACGCAGGCACCATTGAAATTTTCTGGTGGCACACTTCTTACAACGCCAGAAGTTGGTGCAATTGAATATAGAAATGGTATATTATATCATACAGGTCTTACTGCTAGTCTAGAAAATGGTGGTAGGGGTGTAGTACCATTATATGCTCAGCACTCCGCAAGTTTAACTGCTAACCAAAATAACTATGAGTTTCCTGTAGCAGCATCATATATACGTTTTAATCCAACTACTTTTCCTGCGCCGTCTTTGGCTGTTACTGGCTTAACTGGCGGATATCCTGGCAGAGAAATAACCGTTTCAAATGGTGCAACAGGTTCTTTATCTGTTAACATAATTTCGTTCCCAATTAGTAGTTCATCTTCTATAGCCATAAATACGTTTACCGGGCCCCAAGGAACAATATCGTATGATATTACACCCGGAGAATCTATCAAATTCGTTTACGATGGAATAAGTCTTGCTTGGAGATTAGCGCATTATTTGGAAGGTTCTGTTGGTCCAACCGGTCCAACTGGTGCAACTGGAAGTTCTGGTGGAAGTGTGGCAGAAGGTTTTATGTGGAGTATGATATGATTACAGTAAAAAATGGTCAAGATTTAACAGTTACTTTGGCAGAAGCACATACAACAAATGCATTAAATGTCATTTCTCTTTATAATGTTATAACTGTAGATGGCTCTACTGTACCTACCTGGGATAACACAATTATAGATACTAATGGCACAACCCCAGTTAATGCAATTGCAGGCCCTGGTTCTACAGCAACAATCAAAAATTGTAAAACACTTACAGTTTATAATAACGATACTGTTGGGCATACAGTAATAGTTTCACTTTCTAGTATTATAGTTAGTCAATCATTGACTCCAGGTCAAACTTTGGTTTACGACGAGGGCTCTGGATGGTCGGTGTCTGGTGGATCTGGTCCGATAGATATACAAGTTTTTACAAGTTCCGGTAACTGGACTAAGCCATCTGGATGCAAGCATGTAAGAGTAGTAATGTATGGTGGTGGCGGTGGTGGTGGCGGCGGAGCATCGGCAGCGACAACTACAATCCGCATGGGCGGTGGTGGTGGTGGCGGTGGTGCAAGGGCAGAAAAGCATTTCGCCGCAAATGATCTTGCTGGCACAGTAGCCGTAGTAGTTGGTGCAAGTGGCGCTGGCGGAACACCCGGTGCAGCCGGTGCGGTTGGTAATACTGGTGTTGCAGGAACAGCATCTACATTTGGATCTACTCTACTTATAGCAGGCGGTGGTGGTGGCGGATCTCCTGGCGCTATCACCGCTGCAGCAGGTGGTGGCGGTGGCGGTGGGGGCACTTTTGGTAACGGCACAACACCAACTACCGCAGCTGGTACAGGCGGCACACCTGGTGCTTCTGGTGCATCTGCTACTGGTGGTGCCGGTGGCGCAGGACCAGTTACTGTTATTACAACCCATTCTGGTGAATGGGGCGGCGGTGGTGGTGGTGGTCACACGAACGCACCAGCAAACTGTGTTGGTGGCGGATCGATCTATGGCGCAGGCGGCGGCGGATGCGGTGGTGGAAATGTTGCTACGACAGGTAACGTAGTAGCTGCAACTGCTGGTGGTGCAGGTGGTACATATACTGCCGGTACTGGCGGCGCAGCAGGAAGCTCTGGTGCATCACCAACCAATGGCTCTGATGGAACCGGAGGATCGTCAGCCGTTGGTGGTTCGGGCGGCGGTGGTGGCGGATCAAGTAATACATCAAGTACAACCGGTGGCAATGGTGGCGCAGGTGGTGTTTGTGGTGGTGGCGGTGGTGGTGGCGGTGCTGGATGCACACCAACGAACCTCGGTGGATCCGGCGGCAACGGTGGCGCAGGGAAAGTATGGGTCTTTAGCTGGTAATAATTAAAAGGAAAAATCAATGCCAACTCAAATAATAATGTATGTAAATCCATATGACGGCAAAGTTTATCTAAATGAGCCGCCGGGGATAGTAGATCCCATTTTCATACCATATAACATAACTATACCGTTTACTTTGAACGATATAGTAAAAGGAATAAATGCTTCTGGTGGTTTAATTGATCTGGGTTCGAATTACGTTGTCAAATTAATTATCAATATACCTCAATAAATAGAGATATGAATGGAGAAAATATAATGCCGAAAGTTACTTTGTGTATGATTGTGAAAAATGAAGCCCATGTCATCGAAAGATGCCTTGCAAGTACTATGCCAGTTATTGATAATTGGGTAATAGTTGATACTGGTAGCACTGATGGAACTCAAGAAAAGATCAAAGATTTCTTTAAGCGAGTTGGCATCGAAGGAAAGTTATACGAAAGACCATGGGTCAACTTTGGTCATAACAGATCAGAATTGCTAGAATTAGCTCGCCCAGAAGGCGATTACAATCTAATGATTGATGCCGATGAAATATTGGAATTTAACCACGATTTCAATCCAGAATCATTTAAAGACGGGCTTACTGCCGATCTATACGACGTATTTGCTCACGCTGGGCCAGTAGAATACTTTAGACCACAACTAACAAGTAGCAGACTTAAGTTTTATTATAGTGGTGTATGCCATGAATATGTTGATTGCTATGATGAAATTAAGACTAGAGCCAAAGCAGAAGGATTTATTAATCGACCAATCCAAGATGGTGCAAGAAGCAAAGATCCAGAAAAATATCTCAAAGACGCCAAACTTTTTGAAGATGAGTTTACAAAGGGTACCGTAGCAGAAAAAGATGTAAACCGATATCATTTCTATATGGCTCAATGTTATCGTGACGCCAGAAGTTACAAGAAGGCAATTGAATGTTATACTAAGAGAGCTAGTCTTGGCGGTTGGAACGAAGAAGTATTTTGGAGTTTGTTTGAAGTTGGCAAGCTAAAGGAAGCAATTAATGCAGAAGCTAAGTCGATTGTTTATCCAATCGACGAAATTATTAAGCATTATGTTGATGCCCATGCAGCTTCACCAATTCGTGCAGAAAGTTTATTTTATGCTGGTAGATTGTGCTCGCAATATGGCAGACTTGACCAAGCATATAGATTTTATAGAATTGCTTCTAAGTTAATATTCCCTAAGGGTGCATTGTTCACTGTACCATTCATATATGATTGGGCAATATCATTTGAAATGGCTCAAGTAACACATCTTCTAGAAAATTACCATGAATGTAAAGTAATATGTGAACGACTTCTTAGAGAAGGAAAACTACCAATAGATCTTAAACCAAAGGTAGAAGAAAAGTTAAATCACACAGTTCACGGATGGCTACAGTCTAAGTAAATAGGGTAAAATAAATGGCTAATAGTGCAATTAATCCAAGTATATACGGTTTAAGTGGTGGGTCGTCTGACGGCAGCCGCATAAAGATAATCGTATCTCAATCTAACAACTTTTCACCGGGTCAAGTTGTATACAACACCTCAACTGGATGGCAATTGGCTATAGCCGACGCAAGCTCTACTAGTTTTGCAGGTGGTATAGTAGAAACTGCAAATTCAAGTAGTTTTGAATTAATTATGCAGGGGGCGTTCAGTTCGCCCTCTGTGTCTTATACACCGGGTGCAATATATTATCTATCGGGATCTTTATCTGGTGCATTGACCGGTGCACCAAATGTCAGTAGTCATATTTCTAATCCAATACTCATAGCTACCGGTGTCACATCTGGTATAGTAGTTAACAGTCTACGAACAAATTCTAGTGGCGGTGGAGAAGTTGGATTATACACACCAGTTGGAACAATTATTGCGTATGGCGGCTTACCAAATAACATACCAGGAAATTGGTTGCTTTGCAACGGTGATGCGTTTCCAAAAGATGTTACATCTGGATCGCCAAGTCTAACCGGCGAATACGAGGATCTATATGGTGTTATATCTGATAGATATTATATCTTTGGTGGCATTACTGGCATTGGATTAAGTGGTACCGTTACTTTCAATGACGGTCTAAGTGATCCTGCATCATATCATACAAAAAACCACGGGTTTGAAACCGGTGATAGATATGAATTCGGTTGGCCAATACCATCTTCGCCAACAGCAAGTTGTGCAAACAGAATAGTAGCAAAAATTACATCTGCTTCGCCTACAGATAATTATTGCCGATTTGTAAATGAATATACTATTACTGGCTCTGCTAGTTTAACTACCACTTCATCGACTACAATTAAAGTTTCGTCGTACGGATCTGCACCGAGTGCAGGGCTTACCAGCACAAAATTCTTTGTGCCAGATCTCAGAGGTAGATTTGTGGTCGGTAGCAATACTGGTCACGGATTAGCTTCTTATCCACACGGATATATGAGTGGCGAAGAAAATAGTGTATTGTCTAAAGCAAATCTCCCAAGCCACACACACGAAATTGGTTTAACTGGTGTTGCAACAGGGTATACGTCTGCTGCCACTTTGAGAGTTGCTAGAGTTTCACTTATTGCAAACGGCAAAGATTATATTCCCAGTGGCGAAAATCCAACAGAATTTACCAATACCGCATTCACAAATATATCACCATATGTGTCAAGCAATTATATTATAAGATATAAGAAGTTGAGCGGTGCAGGCATAGAAATTGGACCTCAAGGTACACCAGGATCGGCTGGTACTCCTGGTGCCACAGGCGCCACAGGATCAACTGGCGCAACCGGCTCAACAGGAGCAACCGGTTCTACTGGCGCCACAGGATCAACAGGTTCTACTGGCGCCACAGGATCAACTGGCGCAACAGGTTCTACTGGTGCAACAGGATCAACTGGCGCAACAGGTTCTACTGGTGCAACAGGATCAGATGGGCCAACTGGCCCTCAAGGTGAGCCTGGTGCAGATGGCAGCGGAAGCGGCGGATCTGTGCCATCTACAAGCGAGATAAACATAGATGTTAATGTTGGCGACGTAATTAAATATAATTATCCCAACACGAGAATTGTGCCTGGAATGGACGTAAATGGTGTATGTATGGTACCAACATACGACCAAGTGAACCACAACACAGCCGTTCAAAATGTTGGTAAAGTTGTTGTCACATTCTCTGAAGGCGAATATACTCTTGGATATCCTATAGTTACACCAGATGGATTTATATCTGATCACCCTGAAAAATTAGTATATCAAGTTGCACCAACTTCACCGAATAATTTGACTCTTTATCAATCTTTATCTGTCACTGGTCCAGTATCGCCAACAGGCGACGAAAATTATAATTACTGGAAAATGACATGTACTGGCACAACAGACGATGTTATTGGATGTAAATATATTTGCTTTAGTCCTGGCGTAACACCGACATATATGGGTGGTGTTCACAAAATTGAAAGTATAGTTGCTGGTTCACCAGGATACACAGATATCAATTTAGAATTGCTAGTTAAAATTCCAAAGGGAATAACACCCGGAAATATAGTTGGTATAACAAATTCTAACCCAGCATACAGTAGTTTAAGTGGTAATATGCAAATTGCAAGTGTGGTTATTAAGTTACCAAATATAATTGGTTTGACTCACCCAAATTACTGTTGTTTCTTGTCTGATACTCCAAACAATAGTTTTACTCTTGGATCAGATGATATGCAACGACCTCTTGTTTTAATGGGTATGGGTAATATTACTGGCAATGTTGGAAAGGGACTATATGCCAAAAACGGTGGCAACGTATTACTTAAGAATAATGTTTGGATAGAAGGTATGGAATACGGAATATACGCAGAAAATTCGTCGATTAAAACTAAGGGTGGTTTACCAAATGACTAATACCAATCAGAAAATATATATTTCAAACTGCAAACACGGCATTGTTGTTAAAAACAATTCATATTTTCAATCACAATCATATATTAACGTGAGTGGATGTTTGGAAAGTGGTGTTACTGTATTAAATAATTCTACACTTGATTGTTCAAGAAATTTATATTACGTTACTGATGCAGCAAATGAATATAATCTTGCTACAACCAGATGCCCGGTTGGTATAATTATATCTAACAATAGCGTTGGTAATATAAAATGCTACTGTACTTCTGTTGACATTGGTGTAATTTTTAATGATAATAGCACAGGAGAAGTTTTTTATAGTAGTTTTATATCAGATTCAAATAAATCTGGTAAATTTTATTCTGCGGTATATGTTCAAAACAGCAATGTTATGATCAGAGAATGTGAAGATACAACTGGTTGGGGTAGCTTGACTGCTTCTACCGGACCGACGAATTATAGAGTCAATGGTGGTACAATTTACGTTGTTACAAATGAAGGGTTAGTTGCTCCTGGAATATCAGATATTTCTATTGGACCAAAGGGTGGCCAAGTTGTTGGTATTGATACTGCATACAGCAACGTAGCAGATAATATAATTGAAAAGATAGACAGAGATCAATATTACTATCAAAAGATGATATGATACATATTTCTAAATCAAAAGTTATAATAGATGGTATACAATATGAACCAAGATTCGTAGAAATAGCCTTTCCTGGGTCTACAAATTTGCCAGATTCTTATGACGGCCGCATTTATAAATGCGGCGAATATCATTACTTTTATGGCTCAAATCTTCAAAATAATCACCTCGACAAATTCTGGAAACTTGGTGAAGAACTATTAAAAAATACTAAATCGATAGATTCTATATCAGAATTTTACAAGAAAAAAGAACTAGATACAAATTTAGACGATTATATCAACAATAGACGGTCTTTGTATCCAACTACAGATGAATTGATAGTTGCTTTATGGGAGCATATCGTAGAAGGAAAATCTGATAATATTACTATATTACAACAAAAGCGTAATAACATTAAGTCTAAATATCCAAAGCCAGACATAGGAGAGTAAGTTGATTACTATTAGAAATAGAGAACAATTAATCGATTATTGCCTACGTAGGCTTGGTCATCCTGTTATTGAAATAAACGTAGACGAAGATCAAATATCTGATAGAATAGATGATGCACTACAGTTTTATGCAGAATATACTACAGACGGTAGCGAAAGAGTATATTTAAAATACCAAGTAACATCAGCAGACATATCAAACGGATATATTACGTTAAGCGCATCTGGTGCAACTGGCTCTATTAATGCCGATGTGCTGCAACAAACACCAACAGAGGCTGGCAAGACAACACCCGTACCATTAGAAGATACACTAATAAGTGTTAGAGATTTATTCCACTTTAGTGCGTCTAGTATCAATATGTTTGATGTTCGTTACCAATATGTTCTAAATGACTTGTATACAATGGGTTCTATAAATTTACAACACTATTACATAACCCAAGAGTATCTGTCTCTTCTTCGGCAGATGTTAAGCCCAGATAAACAAATACGATTTAACAGACGCGGAAACAGACTTTACATAGATACCAAATGGAGTAGAGAACTGCAAGTTGGCGATTATCTAATTATAGAAGCTTATAGAATTAATGATGCTACAGTATATCCAGAAATATATGACGATATTTTATTAAAGCAATATGCTACTGCTCTTATTAAACGCCAATGGGGTGCCAATATGAGCAAGTTCAACAACGTGCAATTGCCTGGTGGTATCATGATAGAAGGCGATAAATTATATCTACAAGCAGAGCAAGAAATACTAAAATTAGAAGCAGAAGTTAGATCTAAGTGGGAATATCCACCGTTCTTTGAGATTGGATAACAATGGCAACAAACCACTATTTTAACAGAGTTAGAGCTGCCAACGAGCAAAATCTAACAGAAGATCTAATAATTGAATCTATTAAAATAATGGGTCTTGATACTTATTATTTACCAAGAACTTTAGCAAATAAAGATAAATTGTTCGGCGAAGATCCAAGATCAGTATTTCAAGATCATAAGCCAATCGAAATGTATGTAGAAAGCGTCAATGGGTTTGACGGTCAAGGCGATATACTATCTAAGTTCGGTCTACAAGTAAAAGATAATTTAGTTCTTAGTGTTTCTAAATTGCGGTTTCAAAAAGAAACTGATATGCCTAGACCATTAGAAGGTGATATAATTTACTTTCCATTAACAAGGGGATTCTTTGAAATAAAGTTTGTAGAGCACGAGCCATATTTTTACCAGTTAGGTAAAAATTATACATTTAAACTAAGGTGTGAATTGTTCGAATATAGCCAAGAAGTGTTTGATACTAAAGAGCCAGAAATTGATAGTTATGCAACTTTGTACGATTATAGAATGACATTAAATCTAACCGGCGCAAGTATAGGCCAGCCAACTATTGGTGAAATGATATACCATTATAATAATGGGTCTACGGGATCTACTGGTTACGATGCATCTGGTATAGTAACAGATGCAGCCGATTCTTATATAGTAATTAAAGATGTTATCGGACCATGGCTTGCAAGTACAACAACTACAAGATATGTTTCGTATGGCTCTGGATATGCCCAAATTAATAGTATAACAGACACTACCGATCAAAATAATTATAACGACAATCAGAATATTCAACAAACTGGCGATCAAATTTTGAACTTCGATGAAAATAATCCGTTCGGAGATACTTAATAATGTTAGAATACTTCTCACATGGCATAATAAGAAAGGCGATAATATCATTCGGCACTTTGTTTAATGACATCTATATTACTAGAAAGACTACTGACGGCACAGAATTAGAAAGATTCAAGATACCTCTTTCTTATGGGCCAAAACAGAAATTTATAGTTCGAAATGATAGTAGTGATCCTAACCTAGTTCGCAATTTTGAAATAAGTTTGCCGAGAATGGGATTCGAAATAGTTGGGCTAAAGTACGATTATACTAGAAAAATATCTACAATAAGTAAGGTATTTTCGAATTCTAATACTTCACCAGAAACTGGTATAAGAAATACGTTCGTGCATGTGCCATACGATTTAAGCGTAACATTGCATGTAATGAGTAAGAATACCGAAGACGTACTACAAATAATAGAACAAATATTACCATATTTTACACCAGATTATAGTTTAACTATAGACAATATAGCATTAAACAATAAAGTAGAAGTACCAGTTTCTATCGCAGGCATACAATTCTTTGAACCATATGAAGGTGACTTTGAAGAACGTAAAGCATTTATTTGCAGTATTAGTTTTATAATGCGTCTACAAATAATTGGCCCAATCAAAGAAGCCAAGATCATTAGAACCGCAGACGTTAGTTTCTATGATAGATATTCATTTGACGCATTTTTAAATGGTGCAACTTCTTATAATCTACTAGAAACTGTGTCTGTATCTGTTACTGGTGGTGCAACAGCCGGCAGCTTTGGACCAACGGGTACATATCAAATTAATATAACAGGACCATATGGATAATATTGACAAAAATCTTTCTAATGAATTTCATATCGAGCCGATCATCGACATAATACCGGCTAGCGCTAATTTATCAGAATCTACGGAAATAGTCGGTGTAACCGGCGATTCAAATAAAACTATTGATACAAATGTAGAAATAGATTATGATGAAATTAGAAAAAATATCAAATCTATTATAGTTAAGAGTAATGCAGCAGTTGATGGTATATTAATGCTCGCTAAAGAAACAGATAAACCAAGCGCATATGAAGTTGCTGCCGATTTAATTAGAGCAACATTAGAAGCTAACGAAAAGCTAATGGAATTGCATCAGAAAGTTAAAGAAATAAAGAATATAGAAAGAATAACTAGTATAAACAACATTAATAGTACAAATAACTCTATGTATATTGGCTCTACTAAAGATCTTTTGGACATTATAAAAAGTAATAAATTGCCAGTTATTCAACAAATATCAGAACCAGAAAAACAATCAATATCTGAACCAAAGATTGAAGAGGTTAGTAATGGCGAAAATGAACAATCCAGATGACAGTTATCTTGGTAATGCGCAATTAAAACCAGTTGGTGTACAATACGAGTTTACACAAGAACAAATTGTAGAACTTACTAAGTGTGCAGAAGATCCTGTATATTTCATGGAAAACTATGTTAACATTGTTACACTAGACCATGGTGTTACCAAGTTCAAGCCATATGGCTTTCAGAAAAATATGATTAATACAATGCACAATAACAGATTTGTTCTAGTAAGATGTGCCCGTCAGTCTGGTAAGTCTACTACGACGATGGCGTATGTTCTTCATTATATTCTGTTTAATAGTAACGTCAAAGTTTCCATTCTTGCTAACAAAGAAGATACCGCAAAGAACTTGTTAGACGTAGTAAAACTGGCATACGAGAATCTACCAAAATGGATGCAACAGGGTGTGGTTGAATGGAACAAGCATTCTATTCATCTAGAAAATGGTAGTAAAGTTAGAGTTAACGCAACAAGCGCAAGCGCCATTCGTGGTCAAAGTGCTAATATTGTTATTATCGACGAATTCGCATTCATTAGCCCAAATATTGCAGAAGAGTTCTTTAGTTCTGTGTTTCCAACTATTACGTCTGGTAAAACAACTAAACTAATTATTGTAAGTACGCCAAACGGTCTTAATATGTTTTATAAATTATGGAACGACAGTGAGCATGGCAGAAATAATTATGTCACTTGCACCGCAAAATGGAATGAAGTTCCTGGCAGAGATGAAAAATTCAAGAAAACTGTTATGGCTAACTTTCCTTCAAATAAGGAATCTAAGTGGCGGTCTGAGTACGAAGTAGAGTTCCTAGGATCTGATAATACGTTATTGCCACCATCTGCTCTTATGGAAATGTCATATGCCGATCCATTGTATTCTAACGCAGAAGGGTTGAAGATCTATGAAATACCAAAGCAGGGTAGAACATATACAATGTGCGTTGATACCAGTAGAGGTATGGGCGAAGACTATCATGCCGCAACTATAATAGATTGCACTGAGGTACCATATAAAGTAGTTGCAACATTCAAAAATAACACTGTTAACCCCAAATTATTGCCAAATATACTTGCTCGCATTGGCCGTCAATATAATGACGCATATATGTTAATAGAATTAAATGACTTGGGCGAAGCTGTAGCCGCAGACATGAATGGTGACGATATTTGCTATCCAAATCTAATATTGGTTAGTTCTAAAGATAAGTCTGGTCAAAAGGCAGATGGCGGTTTCGGTGGCACACATGTAAAATATGGTGTAAAGATGTCTGGATCAGTAAAGATTCAGGGCTGCGCCCAACTAAAAGACCTTATTGTTGATAAGAAACTAATATTTGCAGACTTTGATATTGTTTCTGAATTAAGCAATTTTGTTAGATCCACAAGAACTACAGGATCTTATGAAGCACGAAAAGACACCCACGACGACTTGGTTATGACTCTAGTATCATTTGCTTGGCTCACAACCCAAACATATTTCCAAGATTATACTAACATAAGTCTTAAGAAAAATCTATATAAAGAAAGAATGCGCAAGTTAGAAGAAAGTGTAAGTTTGTTTGGTTTCATAGATGATGGCACTATGGAATTTTACGATCCTTCTGAATCACCAGAAGCAGATATGCGCGCACTTGCAGAAGAAAAATCTAATATTGACAGAAAAAGAGACGATTTTGAACGAATTAGAGATTATACAAAACGTCATTATAATCGCGGTGAAGAGGGGCAAGATCGATTGGATGCATTCTTTTAAAAACCTCAAAAAGATAAATATCTAACGTACATAAAAAGGCTTTAAGGAGAATTAAACAATGGCATTTCAAGTAAGCCCTGGCGTTTTGGTCCAGGAAACCGATCTAAGTACTATAATTCCAGCAGTAGCGACTACGCCCGCTGGTATTGCAGGGTACTTTAGTTGGGGTCCGGTTGCACAAAGAATTCTGATTGATAGTGAATCTAGTTTGGTGCAGCTATTTGGCGCACCTGACGCAAATACCTATCAGTATTTCTTTAGTGCAGCAAATTTCTTAGCATACGGCAACAATCTTCAAGTAGTAAGAGTTGTTGACAGTTCTAGCACAAATGCTGTTGCTGGCGCTACTGCTACACCAGTTCCTATTCTTATAAAGAATTCTGATCACTATGAAAATAATGTTTCGCCTAGTGGTGGTTGGCTTGGTGGTGGCGGCACCGGAGTTGTGTTTGCTGGCAAGTATGCTGGTAAACTTGGAAACAGCTTGCAGATCGATTTATGTGATGGTGTAACCGCTTTTAATGGTTGGTCGCTCAGCGCCTACTTCACCAATCCGCCAGGAACTTCGCCATTCGTCGAAAATTACGGTGGTGCAAACGATGAAATCCACGTAGTAATTCGTGACGCGAATGGTAAGTTTAGTGGATCTACTGGATCTGTTCTTGAGTTGCACGAAGGTTTGAGTAAAGCCCGTGGTGCCCGTAAGGCAGACGGTAGCTCAAACTACTATGTAGACGTATTGAATGATTCTAAGTATGTGTGGTGGATTAATCACCCAACTGGTTTGTCAACTCGTGACGCTAACGACGGCGGATCGTTCGGTATAATTACACCAAATGCATATTCTTGGAGTTCATTGACTGGTAGCGCAAGATATTCGTTCACTGGCGGCAATGCAGTTGCCCCATCTGAATCTACTGTATCTTCTAGCTCTGGTGAAGGTTATGGGTTGTTTACAAACACCGATAACGTAGACGTTTCATTGTTAATTGCTGGACCACTTGGTCTTACTGCTGCTAAAGATGTTGCAGATATCGCCAAGGCTCGTCTTGACTGTGTAGCCTTCGTTTCACCTGACGTCAAGAACCCAGTTGCAACAGAGCAAACCAAGTTAGATACTTGTATTGCTCTTCGTAATAACATTGGTAATAACAGCTATTGCTTTATTGACACTGGCTATAGACAGCAATACGACCGTTATAACGACGTTTACCGTTGGACCTGTTTGAACGGCGACATCGCTGGTCTTTGCGCCAGAACCGATCTTACCAACGATCCGTGGTGGTCGCCAGCAGGATTCAATCGTGGTCAGATTCGTAACCTTTCTAAGCTTGCATACAATCCTACTTCTGCTCATAGAGATGCACTTTATTCTAAGGGCGTAAACCCAGTTGTTACGTTCCCTGGTGAAGGCACTATCTTGTACGGCGATAAGACTGCACAGACCAAGCCAAGTGCATTCGACCGTATCAACGTTCGTAGATTGTTCATCACTCTAGAAAAGGCAATATCTATTGCTGCCAAGTATCAGTTGTTTGAGTTTAACGATGCCTTTACTCGTGCAATCTTCGTAAGCACAGTAGAGCCGTTCCTTCGTGACGTTCAATCTCGTAGAGGTATCTTCGACTTCAAGGTTGTTTGTGACGAAACCAACAACACAGCAGAAGTGGTAGATAGCAACAGATTTGTGGCAACAATCTTTGTAAAACCAAGTAGGAGCATTTCTACCATAGCGCTTAGCTTTGTGGCGACCCGTTCCAACGTATCATTCGATGAGATTACGGCGCTTAACAGTTTATAACCTAA